TCAAACAGTGTATGGCTAGCATCGGCCCAAATTCGGATGCTCTAAACCTGGACCTCGGGTCGCAGGGACGGAAACCTTGGCGCTGTACCAAGAACTCAATCACTATCCTTTACAGGACGAAGATCGCTAATCCCGCGGTTTGATTGTTTGAACAGGTTTTATGGGTAAAAAGACGTGATAGCGATATCACACGGTTGTATCAAAGGACAGCATCATTGATATAGCCCGCCGTTGTAAGAAAGACTGGATGAGTAGGTACCGGATAACCGCCTGCGTTACATTTCCTGTGTGTCAAAACACAGATGTTGTTGTAGTCCTGATGCTGTGTGGTTGTCAACTCAGATGAAAACACCACTTCATAGTAGAAATACTATGATTTTTTTCGCCCTTCGTGGGCGAAAGAGAGGCAGTAATCTAGATGAATGGTATCTCTTCTGATTGGTTAATAATTATTCTTTAAGAAAAGATCGTCTAGTTAATTGAAGGAGCGATAGCGACTGAAAATTAACGACGACGATATGGGTGCGCCGCACCCATCAATTATATGAATAACAATCCAGATTTATTGGTCTTTTCAATATTCTCTTCAATTATCTTATTGATAATTTCTCTATCCTGATAACCTATTTCAAATGCTTGATCTAGTGTTACTCCACCTCGCATATACCAAACCAATTTATATATGTATGATCTTAACGCCTTTGACTCTTTTTCGTATGAATTTATTAATTCAACTACTTCTTCATTTGTTAGAGTCAAAAGCGTTAAACGAAAAAATTAGACATCTCAAATGTTAAGGGTGTTTCAAATTCCTTCTTACATGATTCACATGTTAAAGAAAGCAAATTTGCTTTATTTTCTTTTATTATGTTATTAATTTCTTCCTTAACGGCGTTCCATATTTTTCTATCGCAGTTTTTAAAAAAATCATTTATGAAAAGTTCGTTTTCCACTACTACATTATTATCTAATTTTATATAAGAAATATTGCCAGATATTTCTCCTACTTTTAGTGTTAGTAGTTTATTAAATAGATCTTTGAACTTAGTAAATTTTTCTTCTTCTGGTAAATTATTTTGATTTAAAAGTTGTAATGTTCTTTGTTCCTCGAACATTATTATTGCCTTTTTATTAAACGATTTATAATTTTCGGCTTTTAAACATATCTCAAGATTTTCAACATTAATTATTCTATGATAGTTTGGAATGTTATGATATCTTTCCATCAACATTTGTAAATCAAGTGTCATTTCGTTTTTGTGATTACAATGCGGACAAACACTTATAAAATCCATTTTATTACCGTATGTTGCCAAACGTATTGCCAATAATATTAGGTCAATATCACATATAGGTGTGTCCCATGCATCTTTGATATTAGGTATACAACTTTGTATTACTTCAACAGTGGACTGGCCATTTAATAATGCGTCTGGAGTTTTAAGCATCAACTCGTCTTTTGCGGTCATTGCGAAAACAGGATATTCTTCCGTTACAGTACGTTGCAAAGATCCCTCTGGCCACCATTGCCCATTACTTGGAAATTTTATGTATAGTTGAGGCTGACGATAGAATTTTGATAGTGGATTTTCTGTTTCTTTGTTCATAATAGTTATTGATAAATATCTTATAGTATTTAGTGAATTTTTATAACTAGTTAGAATATATGATTAACGCTGCCACAGAAGAATTAACAGAATTTGCATCCAGAATGGGTATTACTAATGCCGCTGCCGCCGATTTGATAAACAGGCTAAGCGAATTAAGTAGGACTTCGGATCGTACATCCAATGCTATCGACGTTAATAGAACTGCAACAGAGAGAATAGCAAATAGTCAAAATTCTGCGGCTGATTCAGCGATAAATTTTGGTAAAAGTTTATATTCAACCACTAAAAGTTTGGCTAGTGTTCCTCAGCAAATTGCTAATTCTACAGCAGCAGTTACTTCCATATCTCCAATAATAACTGGCATTACTCAAATGGGTGCTAGTTTGGCGCAAGTGGGTGGACCATTGGCAGCATTGATGGGCACTGCTGCCGGCGGACCATTGGCTGGTTTGGTTGCTGGTGTGCTTGGTTCAGTCGCCAGCGATATCACGGCAGAAGCAATAACTGCTGTTGGTAGCACAGTAAATTTTTTCTTACAACAAGTTCAGGTAGTTATTGACTCATTCACACAACTCAGTAGTGTTGGTGCAACTTTCGGAGGTAGTTTAGAATCACTTAAAGATCTTTCCAAAGATACTGGGTTAAGTCTTGAAACTTTGTCTAAAATTGCCGTCAATAATGCTGAAAATCTGGCACTATTAGGTGGTGGCACCCAGGGTGCATTAAAACTAGTAACCAGAACATCAAGAGATTTAGGCAATACCTTATTGGCATTATATGGAGGTTTTGAAAATCTTAATAAAGAAACAGCAGAATATATGGCATTGCGTAGACTTCAAGGTGTGTCAGAAATGGCTACAGGTCAAGCCTTAACTAATCAAACTGCTGAATATCTATACATGATTAAAGAGTTAAGTGCGTTAACTGGAAAAAATGCCAGTCAGTTAAAAAATGAAATGGCTGAGAGAGCAAAAAATGCTGCTGCTCAGTATGCAATAGATAGCATGAGCGAAGAAGAACGTTTGAAATTTCAATATCAACTTAGTTTGCTCCCAGAATATATGAAGGGAGCATATATGGAAGAAGTTGTAAACAGAAAAATTGGAAGTGATTTACTTAGTAGAGAAACTTTGACGCTTGAGGCAACATTACCCGGCATAAGAAATAAAATAGTTCGTGCTGTCGATACGATGACTCAGCCAATGGAAACTATGAAAGAAAATTTTGGCAAAGAATTGACAGGATTAGCTGCCGACACCAAGAGATATAGAGAAACAAACAAAGATTTAATGAATGTGTATGCTAAGGGATATGCACAAAATCCAGTTTTAAAAGTAATTAATGACGCATTAACGAGTGCAGGCACTGAATTAGGCAGACTTAGCACAATATCAAAAGATATAAAAACTTTTTCAGAACAAACAACTGCGTTAAAAGACAATGCAGGTACGTTCGTTGATGAAGTTGGCAAAATTAATAAAGAGCAAGAAAAAATTAGAATGGCATTGAATAGATTTGCCACCGAGGGAGAACGATTTGCTCTGGCGTTAGATGTAACATCTTTTGTGTTGGAAGTTACAGAGGAATTAATAGAAGGGGTAAATAGAATATTACCTAACTTTCAAAAGAATCGCAGTGAAACCAATATGCAAACAGAGCCTGTTGAGAATACACGGGCTGGAGCACAATTAAGAATACTTGAAGAACAACGAGAAAGATTTTTACGCAGAGAGTTAAATTTAGATTTGTCTAGAGAAGATATACAAAATCTTAGATCAGATCAATTACGATTGAACGAAACGCAGCGAAGAAAACTTGAATTTTTAGAGAATAAAATTAAAGAACAACAAGAAAGAATTAACCAAATAAATAACCCATCGCAAAATAACAATAATAGTAATCAGCGGCCCGTTAGTCAAGAGGATGTAACAACATTAGATACAACAGACCTAGCAATGGCATCTAGGCGAATATTCATAGAAACTGACGCTGATACTAAATTAAACATAAATTTATCTGAATTTATGGATATTTTAACGATGATGTTTAATGATCAAAAAAGAACAAATAATTATCTCGCTGATGCAATGAAAGATAATGCATACAATTTTAAAAGACTTTTGGATAGAATTACATAGTATAAATATACAGAGGATTATTCATGACCTGGAAAAAATATTTTCGTGTTGCTAATTTATCTGGATCTGTTAGTCCGATAAATGGATCTACCGGCAACCATTTTACATATAGAAATTATCAAAGTAATTTACCTGAAGTTTACATAGGCCATCCAAATCGTGTTGAACGTTACAATCAATATGAACAAATGGATCAAGACAGTGAAGTTAATGCCGCCCTTGATATATTAAGTGAGTTTAGTACACAAATAAATGAAGAAAACGGTACTGCTTTCAAGTTTGTATGGAAAGAAAAACCAACCGACAACGAAATAAAGATAATCAAAGAACAACTAAATCAATGGGTTAGTTTGAATGAACTTAACAAACGTATATTTAAAATATTCAGAAACACCATAAAGTATGGTGATCAGGTCTTTATTCGTGATCCAGAAACATTCAAGTTATTCTGGGTAGAGATGAGTAAGGTTGTCAAAGTTATCGTAAACGAAGCCGAAGGCAAAAAACCAGAACAATACATCGTCAAAGAACTTGCGCCTAACTTTGAAAACTTGACCGCCACTGCGTTAAACAGCAGTGATGTAAGTGTCAATCATCCACAAGTAGGTGGACCAAATGGAGCCTACATACAGCCAAAAACACCATACAGCGGTGGTTCAAGATTCAGCAAAGCACAGAATGAACAGGCAATTAATGCTGAACATATAGTTCATTTGAGTTTGACTGAAGGTCTTGATTTCAGTTGGCCATTCGGTAACAGTGTACTTGAAAATGTCTTCAAAGTATTCAAACAAAAGGAATTACTAGAGGATGCTATCATCATTTATCGTGTGCAACGTGCACCAGAACGTAGAATTTTCTACATAGATGTTGGTAAC